TGGGAAAAGGACCAGGTGTCCTGCCGGTACTGCTCCCGAATGCGTCGATAGCTTCAGAGGCCTCAAGGCAGAGCAGACACTCTGAGGAAAGCGGAGCTCGTAGCTTCGTCTATCGACGCATTTTCACGACGATCTCAAGGGTTGCTCGATGTACCCTGAGACTCCCGCCTAAACATCGAGTGGCAGTTTGCCAGGTTGTCTGTTTACCCAACCTCTCGCACTCGCCACAGTTTCTTCGGAAGCTGAATAATCCGGGGGGTTGGGGTTCTGTTTGGAGTCAGGGTTGATTCATTGGGAAAGGTGAAGGCGTTGGTGCTGGTGTGGGGGAGTGAGGGAGAAGTGTTGGGGGAGTGAGGGGGTAGTGAGGGAGTAAGGTGTAGGTCGCTGTGCTGTTACTGACTGATAATTTTTCAGCGGTTAGCCGCGCCTGTTCATTTTATCTGAATTCCTCGCTAGCCCAGTAAATATCAGGGGTCGAGTCAAAGAATCTATATGTTCGATAATATATCTTAACGAACATATAGCTTGGTTCGGTGGCTAAATAGGGAACCGATCATCCGCATAAATACTAGGGTTAACTGTGGATAATGGGGATAAGGGCAACAAAAAGGGCAACACTTGGGAACATTATCAGCCAAATTCGACGCTGGGAGCCCCCCGGGGCGTCTTTCAAAAGGGTACGGGGTGGACGACGACATACCCACACCTCTCCCACACCTCTCCCACCAGCAAGCAACAAAGGGCCTACCCCCCCCCACTACCCGATGATCTGAGAACCAACCCGTCATCTTTTATTTTTTGAAAATGGGGACATACCGCGAAAGGACAGGCGAGAGACACGGCAGGTTGAGGATCATCCGCAAGATTGACGAGGGACCGGAGTTTGAGAGGATCCGGAGATACTCCTCGGGAGCGGTCTGGCTTTGTCAGTGTGACTGTGGGGTCATCAAGGGAATCAGTGCGGAGAACATCAAGCGAGGAATCCGTAGTTGTGGCTGCTCGACAGAGGCAATCAACGAGGTAGGGAACCGGTACGGCAGGTTGGTGGTCCAGGAGCGGATGATAATGGGAGAGGCTTTTGAGCGTTTCCGCAAGCGGGGAGGAGAGGGAGCTCTCTGGAGGTGTTTGTGTGACTGTGGAGAGGAGAGTTTTGTCAGAGGAGCGGCTCTCAGGTATGGGAGCTCGAAGAGTTGTGGATGTTGGCAGGAGGACAGTACGTCAATATCGTGTTCGAAGCACGGGCCTCCGATCCTGGTAGTGGAGGACGTGATGGCCAGAGAGAGAATTGAGCAAGGAAGGAAACGCAGATGAGTAGTCAGAGAGTGATATTTGATCCGGGCAGACCGGTATTGGACTCTGGGAGTGAGGAGCGGTTGTTGGCTTCGTTGATCAACGAGCAGACGCATTATCACGCAGAGAGGACGTTTGGGAAGTACGACACGTATGACCTGGAGATCTACGACCAGACCGGAGTACTGGTAGCTCTCCTCGAGCTCAAGCAGGTTGGCTCTCGTCGGCAGGCTCCGGTGGAGTACAGATACCCCACGCAGATCATCAGTTATCACAAGTGGCGTGAGGCGCTGATTGACTACCGGGTCTGTGGAATACCGGTTTGGTTTGTGTTTCGTTACCTGGTGGATCCGGATGGGTTGTATCGGGTATTTGGGGTAACGCAGGCCGATGACAATCTGAGGAGGTATCGGATTACGAGACACGAGTTACACGTAGCGGGAACGAGTGGTCCGAAGGTGCATCTTCCGGTGGAGGAGCTCCGGGAGTTGGACTTCCGGAAGGACGGGTCTTTTGAGAGGTTGATCCAGGACTAATCAGTTTCAAACTTTACAGAGAAGAGGTCGGCTGTTATGAGTAACGGGAATAATCAAAATAATTCAGCTTTGTTTACGGCAGAGGACCGGAGGCACTTTTTAGGTGGATCCGATGCAGGAGTGATCCTGGGCTGCAATCCCTATCAGAGCCCTTATGAGCTCTGGAGGGTCAAGGTTGGAATTGATCAGCCGTTTGAGGGCAATACCGCCACCGCGTGGGGTCATTATTTTGAGGACCTGGTTGCTCAGGTAGCGAGTGACCGGTTGGATGTGCAGTTTCGGAGGGCCAACAAGCGCTTTGTGCATCCGGAGCACGATTTCCTGGTAGCGCATATTGACCGGATGAGTCGTCAGGCGGACCTGTTACTGGAGTGCAAGACGACGACTTCCAGAGCAGCGAGGAGTTACGGTCAGGACGGTTTGGTGATCACAAATGAGGAGAGTTGTGTAGGGGTGATCCCGAAGTCGCACTACTGGCAGATACAGCAATACCTGCTGTTAACCGGACTCGGCTCGGCTTACCTGGCGGTAGCGATCCTCGATGACAGGGACATCCGGATGTATCGGGTGTGGCCGAATCTGGATGACCAGGAGAGGCTGGTCAAGGCTTCTAAGGCCTTCTGGCAGTGTGTCCAGACGACAACGCCTCCAACGGAGATGACGAGTACAGACTACGATTTGATGTATCCAGAGAGTGAGAGTGAGTCAGCAGCAATCTGTGGGGAGCACGATCGGAGAATCATCGAGGAGTACAACAAGCTGAAGGGTCAGGAGTTGGAGATTGCTGATCAGCGGAAGCACCTGGAGGCAGAGATCAAGTCGATGATTGGCGAGTGTGAGGTTCTGCAGTGTGGAGACGAGAAGCTAGCCAGTTGGAAGTCCCAGACAAGGGAGAGTTTAGACTTAAAGGCTTTGAAGAAGGACAAGCCAGAGTTATTTGATCAGTATTCGAAGGTTTCGAGTTTCCGAGTTTTAAGGGTAAGCGTATGAATCCAAGACGTTATGGTTCACGAGGATCAATAGCAATCGAGCAGCCTCCAGGCTTGCTCGATGATGTGGAGTTACTAGATCTACTAGGGATGGTTTCTCCGATGCTGCCTGCCGCTTTGTTAGGCGATCCGTTCAGCCCAGAGGAAGCAATGGCAGGAGAAGAAGAGCTCTTGGCAAAGTATCGGTCTGGTGAGATTGCTAGTGTATTCCCTCAACCTCATCGTTTAGGTGGTCCGCAGTTTGGCAGGTATTTACAGATGCCTGAAAAACTGGACATCACAGACAACTTTTATGAGGGGGCATATATTGACACCAAAGGGTCTAAGCCAAAACTAAGGGTAGCCCGTCAAATTACGGAGGACTTCCCAGACTTTAAGAGTATGCCTGGCACAAGGATTTACACAAACTTGTACAAAAACCCTCCAATTTCACTACGTCCAGAAGTGCTCCCAGATGATGGGCGATTTATCATTTCCAACGAATTCCGTGGTGGGGACAAAATCCCAGGGTTGTTCACAAAATCTGGTGATCACATTTATACACTAGAAACCCATTTTGATTCGCCAGTAGCTTTGGCAAGAGATGAGGGGAAGGTACGGTCTGCGCTGAAGGCAATAGAGAAAGGGGCAAGAGTTCCAGGGGAGCCTTATATGCGACCAAGAAGTGCAGGGAAAATTGAGCTAGGGGAGAAAGTAGGGGAGATTACAAACAAGGGGAAAGCCAAGCCAATATTTGATCGTTTGATGATGTATCTTCCCAAAAATTATGTCCGAGGTTTTTGAGCAAATTGAGCCAGTGACAGAGAGCGTGGAGAGGGAGAATGTCTGGCGAGTGCAGATTACCGTACCCTGGCCAATATCAGTCAATAGCTACTACCGTAGTGTGAATGGCAGATCGATCCTTTCGAAGCGGGGCAGGGAGTACAAGGAGTTTTCCAAGGAGCTCGAGCACCTGGCTGGATCTTTTTCAGAGGAAGATCGTCTGATGGTAAGCATCAGCCTCTTTCCTCCATCGAGGAGGTTGTTGGACATCGACAATTATGGGAAGTCAACGATCGACCTGTTGCAGGCCTCTGGAATCATTCCGAACGATAACCAGATTGATCGGTTGCACATCCACCGCAAGGAGGTCATCAAGGGAGGCAAGGCAGTGATCCAGATCACTCGGATTGACTAGGGCCTTCGATGAAAACTCATCTGGACCTTTTTTCGGGAATTGGAGGCTTTGCCTTGGCAGCCTCCTGGGCCGGTTACCAGACAGTAGGATTTTGCGAAATTGAGGATTATCCAAGAAGAATTCTTTCAAAGCGCTTCCCAGGTGTACCCTGTCACAGAGACATCTGGGAACTTGACGGAAGCATCTACCGAGGGGTTGACCTCATCACAGGAGGCTACCCTTGCCAGCCCTTCAGTCAGGCCGGGCAGCGCAAAGGCAAGGAAGATGACCGTCACCTCTGGCCGGAGTTGCGTCGAGTTATTGCACAGGCAAGACCCGCTTTTCTCGTTGCTGAGAACGTTGCTGGTCACATCACCCTGGGCCTCGACGAGGTGCTGGCTGACCTGGAAAGTGAAGGCTACGCCGGGCGGGCGATTGTTGTTCCAGCTTGTGCCGTCAATGCCCCGCACCGAAGGGACCGGGTCTGGATCATCGCCAG